TTTCTGTACGTCTTCCCAATCCTTATTCTTAACTCTAAACTTGTTTACACTAGACTGGCCCTTCTCCATAGACTTAAGTGTGTCGTACAACTCTCTAGTAGTCGGTCTTCCTTTGTGTCTCTGGAAAGCAGCGGATACCACAGAGGTGAATGGGGATTTTTTGTACAAATCATTAAAGTGGTTCCCCCCAGCACCTGTGTTGGCCCTCTTCATCACAACCGTACCAGCGGGGCCCCAAGCGTTAGTAACGTGGTTCTCAATAAAACCAGCGTCCGCTTCAGTCAAACGGTCAGACTTAACAGTACCGTCTGCTTTAGTTACAGTGCCGGGATTTTTCCGCATCCACCCTGCAATCGTACCCGCTTCATTAGGCGCGTAGTCTTCTAAGTTAGAGCGTTCACCAATAGTCTGCACAGACTGTGCTATGTCGCCTTTACGTCCCGCTTGCTGGACAATGTGCTGGTTGTAGTTGACGTTAGCTGCTGCTTTAGCTAGAGCTTTAGGGTCTTCTGGGTTAGCTAAGTGCTTAGCCACGATGTTTTGAACACTCTGGTTCACGCCCGTATCTGCGTATAGGGCCCTGCCAGTGGGACTCAAAGACGTACCTATAGCACCTAACGTACCATCTTTTAGGAACTCGCCAAACCCTTTACCCTTACGTATCAGCCCTAGTTTCTCTTGGTCTAACATTGAATTAGGGAGCGCCTTCATCATTTGAACTTCAGATGCGGTGGGCCTCACAGGACCATCAGTTAAGCCATAGTGATTTTTAATGTAGTTAGGTGCAGAGGCAAGCTCCATACCGACACGTTTAGCGCCAGGAATAGCTTTAGCAGCTTTAGCTAGAAGACCTACAGGAATTAAATTTAGTGGGTCAGCCACCATGTCTAGCGCCACGTTACCCGCAGCGTACACATGAGGGTTCAGCCCTTCGGGAGAGAACCACTCTCGCTCGTCACCGCTAAAAGCCTCTTTGACTTTTCTTTGAGGATAACTTAACGCATCCAGCGTGTCGGTAAGCATTCCCATTTACTTAGCCTCCCCGCATGGAGTTACGTACGGACGCTTGTTCTTCCTCTGTCATCATCCCCATGATTTGCTCTAAGGTTTGATTCATAATTTCTGACACAGCAGCTACTTTACCAGCCGCAGCTGCTACAGACGCTTTCCTATTACCCTTTAGGAGGGCCTGTACTGCCCCCTTGTTAGAGGCGATGTTTGCTAGGAGTACTGGACCGAAGAATACAGCGCCAGCAGCAGGTAGAGAAGCGGCAGCGGCAGCACCACCGACAGCACTCTGCGCTACAGTACTAACACCCGCTGCTTCTTTGGACCTCAAAACGAGAGAGCCTACGAAACCTGACTGCTTCTTAGTAGCTTCGTTCATAACATTAAGAAGCATTTTGAAGGTAGGAAAGTCCTCACCTAGAATTGCTCTAGCCGCCCTTGCGTTAGCAGGCTTCTCGTAGTGGTCAGCAAGACGCGCAAAAGTTTTAGGGTTAAAGCCCTCCTCTACAGACTCCCCAAAGATGTTCTGTAGCCAACCTGTTTGTATGGCCTTACGTGCATCCTGAGAGGTAGCGAAACGAGCTTCTTTAGCCATATCAACACCAGCAATCTCAGCCTGTGTGTACGCAGTATCAATAGACTTCATAAACGCTTCAATCTGGTCTGGGTTCTTACCTTCTAGTACACGAGCAATAGACTCATAATCTCCCTTATCAGCACGAGCGACTACGCTGGCGTTGAGCTTAGGTAAAAGACCGCCCATCGCCTCACCGTATGCGGTATTCAAGTCACCGTACACTTTAGCTGAAGCAGGGTCTACATTCTCAAGTAGTTTAGCGGTTGTTTGACGAATACGCGAAGATAGTTGAGCAAGCTCTCTGGAAGCAACGCTATTCTGTGTCTGTCCAAAGTCCCCCAACTGTGTCACTTGGGTGTTTAGTCTCTTCTGGAAAGCCAAAAGGTCTTTCACGGACATAGTAGAGATGTCCTCCAGAGCTGTCTCCCACTCCCGCGCCAACTTAAGAGTCGTTGGGTCTAGGTCATACCCCCACTCTTTTTTGTTATCCTTCAGGAATTTCTTAACTGTACCTACCACCCACTTAGGCTGCACCGGACGCTGCCCTATTCTCGCAGTTACCTCACCTAGCCCTTCATCATATAGCCTAGAAGCAGCTGTACGCCCCCCTTGTAGGATTCCAAGTACGCTTTCACCAATATTGCCGGGCGAGACCTCTCCCATAGAGGAGTCAATGAGCCTATTCAGTTCGTCCGAAATAGCTTTGGCGTTCTTAGAGTTCAGGTCCTCGTAGTATCTTCCTGATAGTACACCAATCTCGCCTACTCCTTCCATGAGTGTGGTGACACCTGAGGCTTTACCTGTTTGGTACGCAGTAAGAGACCCCTCGTTGTTCTGTAGGAAGTTCTGGGTCTGCTGTAGTGATTCTGGAGAACCAACAGAAAGTGCTTGTGGTTCACCAACACCATCTCCCGAAGAGAACTTCTGCCATAGAGAGGCTATCTCGTCTGGACCAAAGCCCATAGCCTTCGCTGTTGCCTTAAAGCCTTTGAGAGTACCTAGTGTAGCTATGTCAAACCCCGCACTAATAAGGGCTTCTTTGGTAGCGTCCCCCATGTCCATATCATCACTTGTGAGATAGTCTGACATAAGAGAACCACCAAACGTACCCACAGCACCGCCTACTACGCCGCCAATAGCCGACCCTATAGGGCCACCTACTGCCCCCGCAGATGCGCCTGCCATAGCACCCGCCATACCGCCAGGAATATCCATGTTACTTGCTATAGCGTCCATACCTGCGTTAGCGCCCTCTACGGTGGCCCCTCTTGGAGCACCGTCTCGTAGGGACTGGGGCAGCTTATTGAGCGAATCGCTGATAGGGGTATCATCTCCAACAGTCTTGTCAGTTCCCAGAGAACCTTCAGGAAGCCCTTTACCCCACTCTTGGGCTTGCTGTGTTGTAATGTGGTTTCCTGAGAGGAGCCTGTCAATCAGGACAGATTGGGTTGTTCCTTCAGGAACGTCTGCTACCTCAAGGCCATTAGGCATTGTTACTGTTTTCATAGTTAGTCCTTTGGTAGAGAATTAAAGTCGATAGATGTGGCTTGTTCAGCAACGTTTGCTCTCCATGCCGATTGTACCCCTAGAGTAGTGCGGTTGGTGCCGATGTAATCTGTCTTGAAACCCGCGTACTCTGCCGCAGCCTTCTCCATCTTAGAGTACCCCCTAAGGAAGGACTGTATCTGCTGAAGTGGTGCGTTGTCTCCCGGCCACCCCTGTAATGCTAGGCGTACATCAGCATCAGACGCAGAGCCCGGAGGAAGGTTGGCTACCGCAGCTGAGTTTCTAAGTCCGTAGTAGCGCACTTTTAAGTTGCTTACAGCATCAGGAGAGCCTAACATCTTACGGAAGGCCTCCTCACCAGTGGCTAGAGCACCGCCAGAGGGTCCTGCCCCTGCCTGAATCTGTACTTCTAAGTCCTGTACTAGCATGTCGGCTTGGGCTGCGTTAGTACTATGCGCCTGTGCTTCGGCAGCAGACTCGAAAGCCGCCCTTTCTACGTAGACAGGAACAGGCTTCTCTTCAGCCACTTCTGCGGGTCCTCTAGCAACCTCTTCGTTGTTATCTCCATAACGTATCTGACCCGCACTCAGGGTGTACCCGCCTGTCTCTCCTAGCCTATCTTTTTCAGCGGCCTCTCTCTCCTCTTCCCGAATAGTGGCCTGCTCCTCCAGTACACTAGAGATATATTCTTCAGGCTCTAGAAAATTACCTACGAGCGCAGCGTGGGCCGTTTTGTCTCCCCTAGACATAGCTAGAGCAGCTGCTTTAGTACGTGCCGACCCCTTCCGTATATCTTCCATCCCTTGTGTTAAGGTGGCTTGTTGTTGTTGCTTCTTCTTCTCCGCGAGTACAGCCATCTGCATAGCTTTCTCAGGGTCCCCTGCGTTCTGGTACACCCTAGCAGCTTCTTGTAACCCCTCCAGAGTTGTTAGGTCTTGTTTCGCCAAGTCTTCTTGGGCCTGTTGCTTACGACCACCCTCATTCATAAAGGAGTACGGGCTGGCACCAGTAGCAGCACCACCCATCTGCCCAAAACCTTGAGACGCCATGTCGAGCATATCCTGACCCCCACCATTTGCTAGTGGGTTGCCTGCGATAGCCTTGTTCATTTGGGCGAACATTCCCGTTAAATCTCTAGCCATTTCTTTGTTCTCCCGTTTAAGGTGTGGGTGGAGTGGTTACCGCTGCACCAGCAGCACCGCCAAGACCTGCACCCAGCATCTTGAGCAATCCTACCAGTGAGTCACCCTGTACGTTAGCCATGTTGACTTCGGAGGTCATTCCACCTAAGCCCAACTGTGATAAGAGACCAGACATAGCCTGACCACTCTGGTTGACCATCTGACCACCCGCCATAGCTTGCTGGTTCTGCGCCATAAGGTTCTTGTATGGGTCGTACTGGTTCTGGAACATCTGGTTGCCCATCTGGTTCTGCAAGCCTTGGTACTGGCCGCCAGCTTGTAGTGCGGAAAGCCCCTGCTGTCCGTACCCTTGCGCCATGTTACCGTACTGGCCTGCAAGCTGCCCTTGGTTCATCATCTCGTTCTGTGCCTGTCCCATCGCCTGCAATGAAGCTGCGTTTCGAGCCTCTGCCTGTGCCTTGCCGAATGCCATTTGCTCAGGAGTGCCACCGTATGCCTCTGTAGTCATGCCACCACGACCACTACCAAATAGGCCAGAGTTCATGGTGTCCATCTGACGCTGCTCCTCTGGAGCCTGCATCGCCCTGATGCGGTTGTACACATCTGTCTCACGCTGTCCAGTATCCATCATGGAGTTCTGCATGGCTTGGTTAGATGCGCCATACGCGGCCCCTGAGCGCCCCTGATTGGTACTAAACATACTGGAGTACCGTGGGTCCATATTGCGGGACTGGTTCATCATGTTCTGGCCCCAATCCCCCATGTTGTTCGCCATGTTCTTCTGCTGTTGGCTCAGGTCCATGGTCATGTTGCCTTGGGCGTCCATGCCTGATGCGCCTAGGCCAGAGGTCATGGAGTACGGTATGAACTGTCCTGCGGTTGTGGCTTCACCTTTTACCTTGTCAAACCTACCGCCATCCTCAAACATTTTGTCACGTAGGGAAGCAAAGTCCCCTTGTAGCTTCTCGTACCCGTAAGTCCCTACACCGGTGTTCACCAGTCCTTTGACAAATTCACCGTTACCCAATAAATCAGTAAGCCAGCTCATCAGAATGTACCTCCATCAACAATAGCAGCAGGGTTGCTTATAGTGCCCTGAAAATTAGTCCCATCGAAGTCCAGCTTCTCCGATGATACAGTGGCTAACCTAGCAAACTCGCTGTCCATTTGTGTACCCTTGATTATCTTTTCAGCATTTCCAGGAGCGTACCCATCACGAGTACCAAAGGTAACCTGTTGTGCTCCGTATACATAGTTACTCATTAGAGTATTCTCCCTTGTAAAACTTGTATATTTAGTTCTTGTATGCTCACCGTGGAACCTAGAATCTCAGTGTAGAAGCCCACTTTGACGTTACGCCCAGAGCCCCAAATGTTATACCTTAGCTGGTTTATTGTACCGCCCTGTGTCCAGTAGCTAATGACTCCGTTATCTCCCCACTCTGAGCCCGGAGGCATTTCTTGGGACCAGAACGCAGGTAGAGAAGTGGACTTTAGTGGTAGTGTCTTTGACTTATCAGGAGTCCTGTAGTCGTAGCCCCAGTTAATCGTAAGGTCACCAGCATAGCCACCAAACAAAGTAACATCCACCTGTTTAGGGAAGATGAGGTTAGAGGGGCTACCGAAGTCCAGAGGATGCGTGTAGTATTCCATAGGGATAGATGTCTCTATGGGGGCGTTAGCTTTGTCAGTGTCCAAGCGTATATCAGAAGCCTGTTGGTACTGATAGAGGCCCCCAGTACCACCAAAGAACGTAGTCCTGTTGTTTAGCCGTATTCCACAGCGTATCGTTAGGTTAGTCCACACCGTAACTCTAGCTGCACCCCCCTGAAGCGGGTTCCACGTATCCAGTACGTATGTTTTAGGGTTAGTTGGAAGGAAGCACGCATAGAAACTATCCTCTACGTGGAATACAGCCTTAATGTCGTCAGGGTTTTCCTCAACCCTAATAGCCAACTGAAACTCCTGCCTTACGTTCCTAGATATGTCCCCTAAAGGAACTGACTTCTCCTGTATTGTCCTGTTGAGGGAGCGTACACCCGTAGCATCTACGAACATAAAGTCTATGCCAGTACCCACTACGCTGTCCCTAGAGAGACAACCAATACCCTCAATGGTATCTGAGAGGGAGAGGGTGGAAGCTACGTCCGCTGTAGTAGTGTACAGCAAGATGTTCCGCTGTCCAAAGATGACTAAGAAGTCGTTGTGTGCCGCAATGGTGGTTACTTGGTCAAACCCAGAAGGCCAGTACTCAGACGTCTGTATGGCTCCTGAGCCACCACCATCCCACTGCTCTCCGTCAAGGAGTCCAGACCACCACACAGCCGTACTGTTGTCATCAAAGGCTGCAAGCCATAACCTACCAAAGGCAGCGTGTGCTGCGTTAGGCCACTGAGGTGCGCCACTAGGGTACGCCATTAGCTGTACTGAATCTTCAGCCACAGCGGGGTCAAAGACCAGCGGTGGATGCCCTGACTGAACAAAGTACGCCTTGTCATTAAAGGAGACTATCTGCCAGTTATTCCCTGTTATTGGTGCTGGTAAAGTAAGTGCAGTTGCATCAAACGTGGTCTCTGTATCGTGTAGGAAAATCTTACTGTCTGCACAGACAAACAGATAGGTAGTACCATCTGCCAAGATAAGCTCACCAACGGACTCTACAGGGTTGCTGTTAAAGGCCTCTGGGTTAGTCGTGTACGCCTGTAGGCCCTTACGACTAGCTATCCTACCGAAGTTATCTATGACACAGTTATTAGCCACAGACGCGAACTGGTAGTTCATGTCCAGCGGAGAATCCTGTGTGTTCAATCCAGCAAAACCAGGAGCAGTCAGAGACACATTGTTCTGTGGTTGAGCCATTAGGCGAACCTTACATTTGTGTTAGACTCATCTGTGTTGACGTACCAGACCAGTTCATTAGAGTACAAGGCAGAGTCCTGCGCCACAGCGTCACTGAGGTGCCTGTCCGCAATGGCGAACAACTCTGAAGTAGGGGTCCCACCCACTTCCCCTCGCTCACGAGAGGCGAGAGCGGTGGCTAAGGTATAGACTGGAAGTGAGGGGACCAAAAGTGTGTTCCTATCTATTCCGTCAGCGTTATCTGCTGAGGTTGTACCGTCCAGAGCAGGCTGGTGATTAGTACGGTCAATCGTCACGGTGTACGTCTCACCTTCCTTGGCGGCAGGGAACAGGGTAAGTACAATGTCGTTAGTGGAGGGGGCCCTACCTGTCACAGCGAACTCGTAGGGCTGTCCACGGGGCGCACTGGCTGTCCCACCTTGATACCGCTGACGCATACCGTCCACAGTCAGCTGCCGCAGTTGCCGTAATTTAGGGACTGGGTCGTTCTCTGTGTACGGGGCGCTAGAGTACACCCTGTTGATTCTGTAGTGGCTGTCCGCTGAGTTGGGGAGTGTCACGACAGTGCCTTGACGTGTCAATGTGCCCATCTGTCCGGTGTACGCTTGGTAGTCAGCCCCTCTGAGGGCACTCCAGTCCCAAGCATCCTCTACACGGTCTTTGGCGTCATTGACTGCGCTCCCGATGAACTTGAAGTACGGGTCACCTTGTAGCTGGCTGAGGTTGAGAATCTCATCTTCACGCAGCCTAGTGAGTACGTTGTTAATCAGTTGTAAGTACGTCATAGTTAAGCCGATGCCTCTATTGCTGCTTGAATGGGGTCTTTACGGGGGGCGTCTGGGTCCATCACTTCACGCTGTATGTCAGCGGTGGCCTTCTTGTCTACACCACCTGTAATATCTCCTGTGGCGTACCTGCTCCTCTTCTCTAGGAGTGCTGCTATACGTTCCCGTACTGATTGTGCTTGTCTCTCGTCTAGGGACATGACCTGCATTACTCTAGCGAGTCTAAAGATTTCCTCTTCCTCTTCTGCCAGTATCTCCCTTGTTTCTTTAGGGAGGTTAGTAGGTAATCCACCGCCACCGCCCGTAGGAGTCGAAGTTGGCAGAGGCTCGGGCTCGGGGTCAAACACAGCATCATCTTCTGGTATCGGGTTGGGCTCAACTTCTGGTAGCGGGTCGGGGTCACCTGTGACGATTCCCGAGAAGTCCATGCCGTTCAAGAGTTCATCTTGGGGAACTATTCCCTCATCAAACACCAAGTCTCCATCCAAGAGGTTATCTTGGGGAACTTCTTGCTCTTGCTGCGGTGCTTTAATTGTTCCGTCAGGAAATACCAAGTCTCCATAGCCTCTGTTGTCCATGGATAAGGTATCACCAGTCATTTCTGGGGCCACTGTTTCGGGGAAGAGTTGGTCCACGATGGTGGTGTTGTTGGTGTCTACCGAGGCCGTTGGGTTCTGCTCCATATAGGCTTTGAACTCAGGGTCATTCTCGGGAGTGAATACATCCTCTACATCATACGAGGGTACTCCTGTAGAGATACTTGTGGGAGCCCCCTCTTGTTTTCCAAAGGAGGAAAAGAAACCTGAGGTACTTGTCTTACCATAGGGATTCTCAGTATGAATACCAAATAGCGGAGAGTCTCCCCGTTCTGATGTTATGTCAAAGAACTCTTCTTGGTAAGGGGCTGTATGCTGTATGTAGTATGCTTGGGTTGCTGCTACCTCGTTCCTAAACTGTTCGGCGGCAGTTCGTTCTATGCTACGCCACTCACTCTCAGAAATTTCCCCAGTACCAGCACTAATCGTGGCCTCGTCCATGGTGTCTCTATAGGTGGCCTCGGATTCTGCGTTGCGCACATCTCTAGCATCGCCTTCCGCGTTATCTGGGTCATATATGGGCCTATCAGCAAGCCCCAGAGCTTTTAGACCGTTGCCCAACCAAGTGGTAGGCATACGTCCAATATCCCAACCAGTGAGCTGCGAAAGTGCCCCCTCGTTTCCCAAAAGACCGTATAAGTCAGTCGAGTTGGAAATATCAGACAATAGCGGCCTTCCTGTCTCCGCAGCTATCGTGGCGTTATCTGTAAGGAGTTTATGATTTACTTTATCTACGTCAACTTCAAGGTTCCCATCGGCAGTAAACACAGTGTCATCATAAACATCTTTAGCAGTCTCTACGCCCATGTTGATGAGACCAGCCTTTGCTGCGTCCTCTAAACTAATCTCACCAGTCATTATGGCTTGTTTTACGAGGTCATTCGTGGCTCCCGAAGCAAAGGCCCCACCAAAGTTGTCAGCCTTCAATACATTACCTACACCAGGAATCTCTGTGAGGCCATGAGTTAATCCTCCAGTCACACCACCCTTGGCTCCAGCTACCAAAGTGCTCTCTAGGTCACCGCCCTGTACAGCATTCATGCCACCACTCACGGCGGCACCTTTGGCAATGGCAGAAACCAGAGGGGACCATGTTGTTGCCGCAACGCCACCTGTAGCTGCCGCAGCTATAAGCCCCAACGCAACCTCGTCCAGCTTCTCGTCCTGCTCCTCTAGCATGGTATAGTTGCCAAGCTGGTCAGAGGTGGTCTTAAGCTCCCCTCCCTGTGCAGCAGTGTTTCGGAAGTTGGGATTACCTACGGCCTGTCCCATCTCAACATCGGCAACATCGTGGAGTTGAAGGTTACCTACCCCCAAGTCCATATAGAGGTCATTGTCGGAACCTCTCTGAGAGAGCTTGAGGTCATCTTGAGTGACTCCGAGGGACTGCATAAGACCCTCAACCTCTTTACCTGCATTTACTCTCAGGTGTGAAGTGGCGTCCAGTATCTCAGACTGCCTATCGTACTGGCCACTGCGACCAATCTTATCGACCTGTTGCTGGTAGCTTTCATTAATCTGCTGAACACCTCCCGTAAAGAAGGGCATCCTCCAAGCATCAGGATTGGCCTCAATTGCCTTCTGGAAGTCCTCTTTGGTAAAGCCGTCAAACATTGCCATAATTAACCTTCATTTGCCCATGGGAAAGTATTTGTAGTACCCCATTTAACCCTGACCGCGCCATCCTTACCTTTGTACACGTTTGTCGTGCCAGTGCCGGGGTTCGTCCCAGCGCCACCACCCGCGCCATAATTGCCTCCACCAGTATCGGAGCCTTGACCGCCTTGTGTGGGTGCTGTGACTGTCTGGTTACCACTGACAATCGGCGCACCCGCTGTCTTGGAACCTATACCAGCAGTACCTGTGGTGCCAGCGTAGTCAACACCCACACCACCGCCCCTGTTACTTGAACAACCCAATACGACTGTACCGCTACTAGTGACGGGGATGTACTCAGGGTTCTCAACACTACCAGCTATGTAGTAATAAGTTCCCGCAGCACCACCACCGCCACCAGCCCTACTAGCCGTAAGCCCATCACCCCCCTGTTGGGGTAGGGTGGTAGATGAGCCAGTGCCGGGATTGATGCTGTTACCCCCACGGGGGCCATTGGACACCATAGAGGCTGCACCGCCACCACCACCCGCCATAGCGTACTGAAGGGTAAAAAATTGGGTAACATAGTTCATCCTGCCACCAGTGCCACCCATACCGCCCCTAAAGGCAGCGTCCCCGGTGTTATTTGCACCAAGGCCAGTGGCAGTCTGGAAACCAGTACGAGCGTTGCAGGTTGATGTGTTCAGGAAGTAACTACCATTGGTGGTATTTGTATCGCCGTCAAGCGTTACCACCACCGTTATCTGTTGCCCCGGCGTAACAGCGATATTATTCCTGTAGGCACAAGCACCACCAGCGCCACCACCTCTGGCTTGGTCTACCACAGGCGCACCTCGCCCACCGCCGCCTACGCAGCAGACATGAACGGAGGTCACACCCGCAGGAACCGTGAACGTCCCAGATGACTCAAACAACTGGGAACCTACAATGTCGGCAGACTTA